CAATTCGTCCTGCGGCAGGATGCCGGTCTGGGATGCTTTGAGGACCATCGAAAACCAGTCCGGGTCGCTTCTGGCGTGGTCGTGTATCTCCCAGAACTGGTTTTTGCCTTTGGGCGTCCCCATGAACGTCGCCCTGCCCTGACGATCTGCCAGCGCGGGGCGGATGACCATCGGCCATGCGTTCGGCGGAAAGTCGGCAGGCTCGTCCAGCGCGGCATCGTCGAGATACAGGCCGCGCATGGCGTCGTAATTGTCCGCGCCGAAGAGCCGCAGCCGAGACCCGTTGGGGTAGTCTATCCGCAACTCGCTCTCATTGATGCGGATGCCGGGAATCGGCGCGCTGTAGAACTTGGCGTAGTCCCAGGCGATTGCCTTGGCCTGGCTGTAGAATGGCGCGATGTATGCCGCGCGGTGATTGTCCTTGCCCGAGGTCAGACATGCCCGGATCAGGTCGTTGACGACGCCGACCGTCTTGCCGTAGCGGCGATGCGCGACGATGCAGGCCCAGCGTTGCGTTCTGCCGTGGTATGGGGCCATCGCCCTGCGCGGGGCGTATGGGATTTCAACTGTCGGCATCGCGCCATTGGATGATCAGCGGACCGCCACCTTCGCCCGCGTGTTCGTGGGCAACCTTGTCACGCCACAGGTCCGGCCTGCGGTTCTTCAACCAGAAGATAGCCGCCGTGGTGTCCGGGGCGATCTTGGCGGTGAATGGCGCATAGACCGGCTTATCAGCCCCGGCGGGCATGAAGATTTTCACCTCTTCCTGCTCGTAGCCAACGGCGCGGTGATAGAGCGAACGCTCGACCCGTTCGTCGGCGATTTCCTTCCCGACTTTTAGGGCCTCGCAAAATTCCGGGTGCGAATGCTTCCAGCGATAGACGGTGGCGACATTGACGCCGAAGTGGTCGGCAACTTCTGCATCGGTTGCACCACGGCTTGCCAAGGCTTTGGCCACCTCGACATGCGCCTCCCTGTAGTCAGTCGGGCGACCTGCCATATTGCACAACCCCGCGCGGTGCGGGTCTCCTGGTTGGGGTGGGTGGGGGAAATGCGAAAAGCGGCCCTCTTTTCAGAAGACCGCCTGCGATTGTGAGAGGATGCAGGTGATTTGCGCGGTTGTCAACAGGTTGCGGTTACTTTGGGTGACTTCCCCGAACCCTCGCCTTGACCGGCTCGCCTTTCAGCCCCTCGGCGATGCACTGGAGGCAGGCCAGAACGCCGGGCCAGTCGCGCACGGGTCCATCCGGGTCGTTGATCACGGATTGCCGGAACGCCGAGACGGCGCGGCTATCGGTATGGCCGATCCAACCCTCCACCTGCATCTGGGCGCGGGTGGCGTCCCTGACACGCTCATCGAGACTGCGATTGTCGGGGGCTGGCGAGGATGCGTCGGCCTGCATCGCCTCGACCGGCGCGAGGATGCGGAGACATTGTGCGTGGCGGCTTGGCGCTCCGATGGCCCGGTCATATGCGGCCTGGGTTTTCCGGGCGTGTTGGGTCGCGGTCCACAGGACGGCGCGCTGCGCCTCGGGCAGGGTCAGGATTTGCCGCCCCACGCTACAGCCCCAGAGCGGGTCAAGGAATGCCCTCTCGTCCTTTGGGCCATCCTGACCCGCGAAAAGCCGTTGCCGCGTTTTCAAAGCGCTTTTGTTGGCCGCCTCGGCTATGCGCGGCCCGCCCCCGTTGCCGCGACCGACATGCTGGGGGATGGATTCCCCGCCCGGCATGGTGATTTGCGCGGCCTTCTTGCGGCGCTTGCGTTGTGCCTTGCTTGTCATTCCCCCGCCTCCTTTGCCGTCCAATACGCCAGCCCGCCCGCGCCGCGCCGCCATGTGATCCGGCCCGCCTTGCTCAGGACGGTGACGGCTTGGCGGATGGATGCCTCGGACACGCCCAGGAGCCGGGCCAGATCGGCCTTGTGGCGGGGCGTGGCGAGGGAAGCCATGATGCGGTCGCAGAGGGCTTCGCGGCGCTTCTGGGCTTCGACGGCGCGGCGCATGTTGGCCTCCTTCGCGGCGGCGGTTTCGGAGACTGCGCCCCATGCGCGGTGGGCGCGGATGCGGACGAGGGCGGCGTCTTCGGCCATGCTCAGGGTTGGGGCCAGCGCCTTGGGCGCGGGCTTTGGCGGGATGGCGCGCGGGGTGTGGACGGTGTGGTAGGTCATGCGGCACCTATTCCCGTCCGGCCTTTTCCCGAAGCCCGCGCAGCACGTCAGCGGCGTAGGCCGCCATTTCAGCGCGGCGTTCTGGCGTCGGAAGCTCCCGTTCCTGGGGTGGCTCTGGAATCTGTGGCCGGTAGTATTTCACCAGTTCGGCCCGCCGCTTCTGAATGGCCGAAAGGACGTGCCCCTCGTGCGGCATGGCGTTCGGGCGTTCGGTCAACACGGCACGGCATGCCATGCGGATTTCGTCCAGTGGGTAGTCCTGCAAGGCGTCCATCCAGTCGAGAATAAGCCTGTCCTGGGCTGGGCTATTGCGGTCGCGCTCCCATCCGAAGCGGTCCAGCTTCTTGGACAGAACCTCCAGCTCCAGCGCGACCATCGCCCTGTGCTTGGCCAAGTCCTGCAAGCCGAGCGATCTGCTCAATGGCAGCGTCAGGCCGTTGTCCGCTTTCGGGTATTCGTTGGTTGCGGCGAGGGCGTGGGTCATAGTTGCCTTCCATTAGTTTCGCGAATGAGGATGCTTGGGTGAGGAAGTCGAAGCTGGCCGTCCAACCCCTGTCGTTCTGGCCGCAGCAATGCGGCGAAGCCCGCGCCTTGGCCAAAGCAGCTCGCCAGCCGTCTATCCCGCCGCATTCGGAAAGCCTGGCCTTTAGCGCCGCCTCTCTGGCTTTAGAAAGCCGCTGGCATTGAGGCCAACCTGCCTCTGCCGCAGTTGCGTTGAACGCCTCGACCGCGATCTGCAATTCCGACAAGGAACCGTTAGGTTCCTCTTCTTTCTGGCTTCTGGAATATGGCTTCTGGGGCTTATCGTCACCCTTAAGCGTTGGGTTATCCCAGCCCTTATTTTCCGAACGTTTTCCGATAGGTAGGCTTCCGCCCTTTTTGCCGTTCCTCCGCGCAATCGCGGCCTTTTGTTCCATGCGCACCAGTTTACGCGAGTAGATCACGCCCTCCTTCGTCCTGCTGAACACGCCCATCCGCTCAAGCTCGCCCACCAGGCGGGAGAGTTCTGCGGCCGGGATGCCAGTCAGAGACGCGAGCTGCGCTTCCGTCGGGTTCTGTCCATAGACAAGCAGGTGGCCATACGGCGTGGCCTCGTGCATCAGGCAGATCATTTCAATCCACATGCCCCGAGCGGCGGGACTGCACATTTTCAGGCGGGGGTCGGCCCGCCAGTCGCTCGTGTAGAATTTCAGGAAGGGGTCGCTCACTCGCCTGCCACCCTGCCAATGATGTTCCAAGGCGGGGCGAACGTCTGGATATATCGGCGTTCCTCAGACCGAAGGAGTTCCATAGGCGTCGGTTTGAACAGGCGCTTTACCCACTCAGTCTTCCGCTCGATCTTTCGCAACGTCGGATGCGCCGCCCATCGGCTGGCCAGCTTTGTGGACATGCCGATGTAGGCGACGTGGAACCGCATCTCAGGCCAATCGTCCACGGCGAGAAACATATAGACGGCGGGGAAGTCCCCAGCCGATGCGAAGTCGTTTCCGTAGGTGTCAGGAGACTTCCACCCATCGGCCACAAGCCCTCTCTGGAAGTCAGCCATTGGGTGAGATGAGAGTTTGCGTTTCATTCCCGTACCCCTTCCATTCGCGCTCGTGACGCCCTCGCGCCGCTAATAACCGTCGTGTGGTCACGCTGGAAAAAACGGCCTATCTGCGTCGTGGAATATCCAGCGTCGATCATCATTCGCATGGCGTCTTGGCGCGGCCACGCGACGGCCCTTTCGCGGTTCACGCTGCGCAGATCGGGGAGGGAGATCATGTTCTCCGCCGCCACCTTGGACGCTATGTCCGCCATGTGGGCCAGTGGCCGGGCCAACTCCAGTTTTGCCGGCGGCTCCTGCGCGTCACGCGGGATGCGAGGCATGATGGTCGCGATCTGCGCTTGCAGTATCTGGATATCCATCGCCTGCCGGTTGACGGTCTTCACCAGGGCTTTAACGTTGGCCTCGGCGATGGATATGCGCTCGAACGCGCTGATGGATGCCATTATGCCGCCACCTTGCTGATCCGGTCCACCATGTTCGCGCGACTCATGGCGGCCTTGGTTTCCCGCGCGCTGGCGGCCATGACGGCCTGCAACAGGCTCCCTGTGGTGATCGGGTCGTGCCTATCTCGGGACGGCTCACCGGCCCTGCGCAGGGCCTGCAAGACGGTGTGTTCCCGGCACCCTACAGCTTGGGCTACGGCGGCCATGGACAGCCCGGCCCGGTAAAGCCTCACCATGCGGTCATGGTCGTGGCGTCTGGCGAACGGCCTGCCGCGCGGGCGATCCGGCAAGCCCCGGCGCTTGGCGCGCATCTTCACCGCATTGCCGGAAATGCCAAGGCGGCGACCGATCTCCTCGACGCTGACGGACAGGTCTGCCCACATGCGCCGGAATTCGGCCTCGGAGACCTTACGGCCCGTGTTGCGGGGCCGGCCCTTCATCCGATAGCCCCCCGGACTGGCAGCACGACGATTGCCGGGGTGAGCGTCACGTCAACCGTCCCGTCGCGCCGGTCGCCCCATACAACGGGGTGGACGCGGAAAAATGTGTCGTCGAGGCCGAGGGCCAGGGCGATCCCGTCCCGCGCCCATTTCATGCGGCTGATCGCCCCGTCGTCGTCGCGGGTGCGGGTGGTGCGGAAATGGAAGGTGTATTGCACCTCCACCGGCCCGCGCCATGTGCCCTTGAAAATGCCCAGAGGCTTCATAAGCTGCGCCGTGAGCGCCCATGCGGCTTTCTTGGACTCCCCGGCCATGCGGGCCTTGGCGAAGCGGTTCACGCGGCCATTCTGCGCCAGCTCGGACGGTGGGATCATGATTGTGACAGTCAGCATTTCGGCCCCCGTGCCAAGATCAGGTGGACGCGCTCGTAGGCCCGCGCGGCGTCGGGCTTGCGGTTGTTGACGCGCTGGCCCCGGCGGGCGAACATGGCGTCACGCGGGTCGGGGCGGCGAAAGAGGGCGAGGAGTCTGCGGATCATTTCAGCCTCTCCGACTGCCGCATCAGCGCCTGATACAGCCCCGCCGTGGGCGTCTCGCCTTGGGCGGCCAGTTGCGCCCGGAAGCCGTCCATCTCGGCGGTGCTGCGAATGGTGTGGACTTGGCGCATGAGTTCGCGCTCCCGCTCCTCGGTCATGGCGAGAAAGCCCCCGACGCCTTTCGACGCCGGGGAAGTTGCGCCCACCGTGATCACATTGGGGGCGAGGGCAGGGAGGAGGACGCACGGATTGCCCGCCGCGCCGGGAGAGGTTGCCCCGCCGCCAGCCCTGGCAGCAGCAGCGGGGCGTTCCTGCGCCGGAGAGGAGGGCAGCGCAGGAAGGGTCATTGGCACCACCCCCACAGGGCGGCGAGCGCGAAGCCCGTGAGCACGAGGACCAGCGCTATGCGGCCCAGCGTGTCGCTGGCGGTGGGGCGGGGGTCGGGGCGGCATTCATGCGCCTCCCAGATCGTCGGTCGGTCGGGGTGGGTCATGCCGAAGCCCTCGCACGGGGGCCTGCGGCCTTGTTCAGCGCGTCGAGGCGGCGCTGAAAGCCCGCAACCTTCTCGATCTCCGACTCAAAGGCACTGATGGCGGCATGGGCCTTGGTCGCCATCTTGTCGGCAGTCTCGCGCCAAAGGGCAATGTCTGCCCTCAGCGCCTCAAGTTCCTCGTTCCGCCCGTCCGGCCCGAACAATTCCTCGCGTATCTCCGCGACCCAGCCGAACATGCAGCCGCCGCCAATCGCATCCGCGACGGTGATGTCGCTTTCTGCGCCTCGGAAGCGTTCGGCGTCGGTGTCGTAGACCTCGCCCAACAGTTCGATGATCTGGCGCTTCTGCTCCCGCGTCGGCTGGCGAAGGGGCGTGACATTCTCGGGCATGGCTTTCTCCGCCTTGCGTTTCAGGGTGCAGGACATGCAGCGCAGGTGGCCCTTGATGTTCGACCAGCCGTGCTTGGTCAGTCGGTGGATCACCTGCCCCTCATTGGGCTTCCAGGAGCCGTCCGCGCGGCGCTCGTAATCGCAGGTCTCGTATTGGGCATGGCCGCAGTCGTCGCACTTGGCGATTGCCTTCGGGCTTCCCGTGGTGCGGTCCAGAGGCTCAATCATTCCATGCCTCCCATTGCGCCCTGATCGTCCACCGGGCGTGCGTTGATGCGGAAGAAGTGCAGCAGAGCCGCCACGCCCTCGGCCAAGGCCCAGAGGACAAGGCAGGCAACGGCGATAAGGACGGAGAGGACGATGAAGTCGGTCATGCGGCCTCCGCTGCGATAGCTTCGACAACGGCCCCGAGCGGGCTGGCTGGCTGTGTCTCGCCTTCCGCGCCCCAAAGCAGGGGCACCCGGCCAAGCGACTTGCCAAGATCGGCGGGCGAAATGCCGTGCTGCAGCGCAATCGACAGGATCACGCTGGCGTCGGCCAAAGCAGCCTGCATGTCGCCGCCCTTGGGGGTGTTGACGAACACCTCTGCGGGATGCCCGGTGGCGGGATCGAAGCCGACAGTCACGTCAAGCAGGTGGCCCTGCCAGTCAACGGACAGGGTGACGTTCGGTCGGCGGTGAGGGAGGATTTGCCTCATGCGGCCACCTGCCAATCAATCACCATCGCGCGCGAAACGGCGCTCATCAGGTCGGGGATCGGCACGGCGACTGAGCGGGTAACGTAGTTCGGATTCTTGGCGTCTATGATCCGATAGCCGCCGGTTCCAGCTTTCGCCCAACCCAGCCAATCTGCGCCGTTTTCCAGCCATGCCCGGCGCAGCGCTTGGAACGGCAGAAGGTAGCACCGATGGTCCGGTATGAAGGCGTAGGCAATAAAGTCGCAGGCCAAGTCCTTCTGCATCCAGCCCGGCTTCCGCCGCTCGAGATCGGACCACTGCTCAAGGGCTATGTCGCCATAGGACGTGGCGCGGACCTTCTCGTCCACGGTCACGGTCTTGCCACCCTTGAGCGTGATCACCCTGTCAATCCCGCCCCGCTGCGCCCAGCCGTCCTGCCGGATCGAAACCGCGCTCAGGTGTCCCGGAAACGCTTGGGCGTAGACTTCGCGCCACCACGGCGCATCCTCGTTGGCATGAGATAGGGCCAGGCTGTCCTTGAAGTCGTGGATCATGCCGCCGCCCCCGACTGATTTCCGAAGACGGCCCACCCTTCGCGCGGATCGCGACAGAACAACTCGATCTTCGGAAGCTGCGGATATGCCGCCTCGATCATTTCCGCGAAGAAAGCGGGCTTGGCTGAATGCGCCGTCCGGGCCTCGCGATAGACGCTGGAAGGCTGCGTCCCCGCCTGCGGCGGAGGAATGTCCCCGCGCTTGCAGATCAACAGAAGCTCATGCTGGTTCCTGGCATGGTAGCCCATGCCGATCTTCTCCTTGTCCCAGACCATGTTGGTCCGGTATTCGAAGCCCCAAGCCTCGATCACCTCGAAGCATTCTTGCAGCTTCGGCGCGGTGGCCCAGAGGTAGAGAATGGCGTCTTCGGTGGCCAGTTCCCGCACCGGCATGGCACAAATCTCGGCCAGCGTCATGGTTGGGTAATGGTTTTCGATGGCGCGACTTGTCGCCCCAATCGGCGGGTTTTCATACCGCCACGGCGGATCAGCATAGATCACCGGATAGCGGACGCCGACCGAAAGAGGCGCGTTGCCCTTGGCAATCTCGGCGAGGTTGTCCAACCGTTCCTCGCGCCGGGCGACGGCTTTCTCGGCCCGGATTGCCTTCGCGGCGGCGAGGATTTCCTTCTCACCCCGCGCGACGATTTCCACCTGTTCTGCCTTGGGAAGCGTGGCGATATCGGCGGCGGTCGAGACAGCTACTTCGCCACGGTCCAGCGCCGCCACAAGCTCGGGTGCGCCTTCCGCGTGAACCTTCCGGGCCGACTTGACGCTGCGCTCCGACACGTTCAGCATTTCGGCGGCGGCTGCGACCGGAACGGGCGCTGGTTGGTCGGGCAAATTTGCCCCACCTGAGTGCTGGTTGTCTCCGGGTTTCATGTTGGCGATCTTCGCCGCCACGCTCGCCCTTTGTGGCTCAGTCAGGTGCCGCCGGGTGAGGTTCAGCGAAATGACAAACGCCAGCGGGTCCGCGCCGTCCAGCGGGTCACTGCCAAACTCACGCCGGGGATAGGGAACGCCAAGGTGACGCGCGCACTGGTAACGGTTCCGCCCATCGAGAATGGCCCCGTCGAGAAACACGATAGGCTCCCGGACGCCGTTTTGCCGGATATCCTCGCGCAAGGCGTCGTTGGCCGCGCCCTCAAGCCAAGGGAAGATGTTCGCCAGCGGGTGGAAGGTGACGGGCTGCGGCGGGCAGACTTCGGTGTGGACGTTCATGCGGCGTCCCCCGGTATGGTTTTCCCGACTTGGGAAACAGTCTCGGTGGTATCACTGTCATTGTTCAGATCGGGCGAACCGTCGGGCAGCGCATCAACAGACGAGTTGTCCGCCATGAACCGCGCGATCCGCACAATGTCCTCTTCCAGCTTGGCCGCCCTTTCCTTGAGGCGGTCATACAGCCGGGGGTTTCCGGTAGCCTTGCGCACTACCGTCGCAGGCAGAACGCCATGACGGGCTGCGAAGTCTTCGACGGCGGGAATGATGGTGTCTATGGTGTGCATGGGCTAATTAGTGCCACATGGCACCAAACAATGCAAGTGCCATCTGGCCCATTGCACGAAAGCCTTTTGGCGCAGAAACTTCTGCCCGCTATGAAGGACTTCCGCGACGCCTTGCTGTGGCACATGACGCAGCACCAGACGACCATCGCCGCGCTGGCGAAGGGCAGCGGCGTGTCCGCTGACGTGATCAAGAAGGTCCGAAGCCGGGAAGGTGCCAGCGCCAAGGCGGAGGATGCCTGGCGGATCGCGGCCTATTTCGGCAAGGAACTACCTCAATTCATCCGTTGCGAGATTGTTCCTGATGATCAGGAATTTCACTCGCTTCTGGGGCTTCTGAACCCTCAGGAAAAGAAGCTCCTTGGCGCTCAGATGCGCGCGATGCTTCAGGTTCGCGAAGCGTAATAGCCTCCCTAACCAGCGTGATGGCATTGCGCTTTTGCGCAGGAGTGAGTCGCGCATAAAGCGACATCAAGTCATCGTCGTCCATTCCCATCCTTTCGGCTCGCTCTGGGCGCAGCATACTGCCACAAAAATTATGGCAACAATAAATTTGTGCCAAGCGGCACTTTTGTGCTTGCGCAGGTGCCAAGTGGCACGCTAATATCTCCCTACACCACGCCCCACAGGGCAGCAGGGAGAGAGCCATGAAACGCAACGCCCCCATCAACTCCATCGACTGCCTCGACGGTCGGCACGAGGCCACGCAGATCGCCGAGAGCGCCAACATCGCCTATTGGATGCACGGTCGCGACAATGGCACCTGCGAATATCATCTGAACATCGTCCATGAGAAGTTCGCCGATCTGGCGAAGGCTCTTGGCTACACCATCACGCCGGTTGCGGCTCCCGTCACGGAGGCTGCGTGATGTTCCACGCACCCACCCCCATCGCGGCAGAGACCATCATCGCCCAAATCCTCGGGCGCGGCGACTGCGACGGCACGTTCTGCGCCTTCGTCGATGGCGTTGAGCATGAGTTCGAAGCGTGGTTCTCCGTCGCATGGGAGCGCGTCGGGGAATACCGGCGCGCGGACTACGACGAGGCCA